GTTGAAGAGGTATCTAAGTCAGATGACGCTATTGTTGAGGCAGTAGTTGAAATCAAGAATAATCTAACATCAGCCTTTAGCGACCTTGCAGTAACCATTAAGTCTCTACACGAGCAGGTTAATGCGCTAAGCAAATCTCTTGAGTCTGTATCTGGTGAGGTAAGCTCTGTAAAGAGCGAGGTCCAGCAGGCAAAGAGTGAATTTGACAATTTTGGAAAGAGAGTAGATGCCGTAGAGGCTGACACTGCTTTCCGTAAATCTGGCGATCTAGGCGAGATCGTACAGGAAATTCAATCAGAAAAGATTGAAAAATCCCTATGGGGCGGACGTTTCCTCAAAACTGCCGACTTATTTCGATAAGCAAATCACTTAGGAGGTGACAATATGTCGGAAGAGATTATTAAAAATCAGCCAGGTGCTGACGGAGAGACTGGTCTATACAATGGTCAGGGTGCTTTTGCGTCTGGTGGCATTGGTGGTGTAACTGATCCAGGTGCAAATACACTTGGTAACATCCCAACTGCAAACTTTGGTGTTACAAGCGGTCCTAATGCGGTGAACCCTTCTGGTGATGCAGCAAGTGGTATCCTACGCCCTGAGCAGGCACGTCGTTTTATTGACTACGTTTGGGATGCTACTGTTCTCGCCAAGGATGGTCGTCGTGTGACTATGCGAGCTAACTCTATGGAACTTGAAAAGGTTAACGTAGGTGAGCGAGTAATTCGTGCTGCAGCTCAGGCTGACGGTGCATATACCAACACAGGTGCTCAGTTCTCAAAGGTGGAGCTTTCTACAAAGAAGATCCGTCTAGACTGGGAGGTCTCAGCTGAGGCCCTAGAAGACAATGTTGAGGGTGGTGCTTTGGAGGACCACTTGGTTCGTCTAATGACAAACGCTTTCGCTAATGACATTGAAGATCTAGCAATCAACGGTACTGGAAACACTGCTGACGGTGCATTCCTTGGAATTATGAACGGTTTTGTAAACCGTGTTAAGACCAATGGTGACGCACACGAAGCTGTTGTTACAGTAACTGACAACGCATGGACTCCAGAGGTTATGCAGGAGATCATTCTTGCTATGCCACGTAAGTACCGTGCCATCAAGAGCAACCTAAAGTTCTACGCTGGAACAGATGCGTTCCAGGGTATCGTAAAGAACAACGGTACACTCTCTGATGCAATTGCTGAGGCACTTGGAAAGAACGGAAACACATCAGCTAACACCCAGGCTTACCTAGATGGTGTTGGTCAGACATTTGGTGGTGCTCGCACTACTCGTGTTCTTGGTGTAGACGTTCAGGAAGTTCCTTACTACCCAGAAGGTTATGTTGACCTAACCTTCCCACAGAACCGTATTTGGGGTTTCCAGCGAGACATCGTTGTAAACCGTGAGTACGTCGCTAAGAAGGACACAATTGAATACACTGTATTCGTCCGCTTTGGCGTACAGTGGGAGGAAGAGGACGCAATTGCGTTCGCTAACGTTGACTAATCTTAGTTAACAACCTTTGAGGGGGCAGTGGCAACTATAGCCTCTGCCCCTTCTACTTTATCTGTTATAATATAAAACTAGGAGGAATTATGTCAGAAAATATTGAAGACGTAAAGCCAGAATCTGTTGAGGATAAGGCTGAAGAGGTTGTAGCTACTGAAGTTGCTGTTGAGGCAACAGAAGAGGTAGTTGCAGAGCCAGTTGAGGAGCCAGCTAAGGCTGAGCCAGTAGACGAGGTTATTTCTTCACCAGAACCTGAGGAGTCCCCAGTTGTAACACCAGCTCTTGCACCAGTTGCAAATGGAGTTATTGGTTCAACTACTGCAGAGAGGAAGTCTCGTAAGGCTCCTGCTCCTGCTAAGGCTGCCAAGGACAATACCGTTGCTATTCATTCATCTAAGAATGTATCTTGGGTTGGCGTTGGCAAGGTATCTAAGGGATTCAACATTGTAAGCAAGGAAGATGCAGACAAGTGGCTAACTCGTGACCACATTCGTCTTGTTACTCCAGAAGAGCTTGCAAAAGGATTCGGTAAGTAATCATGGAAATATTGAGGGTTCCGTCATATGATACAGTAGCTAGGATCAGTGTGGATGATTCCAACACTGAGTACTCCTACACTATTGTAGATATGGCGGACCACTCAGTATCTTCTGGGGCATCAACATCCGATGCCTCTGGTAACCTTAGTGTTACACTGCCATCTGAATATGATGGTTCATACATGATCTCTGTTGATGGTGCTGAGTATTACTTTGATGTAGTTAGGCCATACGTTGATCCAACTACAAAAGGGGCTACAGCTTCTGAGATTGCTCAGTATGCCAAGAACGAAGAGCTGGCTAGAGCTATTATTGACTCAGTAGTAATCCAGGGATTCTATTATAAAAAGCATGTTATTGAAACCACAGGTTTGGGAGCAGACTATATTCCACTGTGGGTTGATGCTAAAAAGATTTTATCTGTATACGAAAATAATGTTTTGGTAACAGACCGTCAGTATGAAATTACTGCTGACAAAACAGCCATTACACAGAGCTATGAAGGTCCTTTAAACAGGGAGGAGTCTGCAGGTCTAACTCTGCCAATCTCCATTCCAGACGCTTCTGATGGCTATTTCTACCTACGTGGTGCCTTCCCTAAGACCTATGACTACAGATTTGTGGTAGCTGCTGGATATCCAAAGCTTCCATCAGACATTGTTAAGGCTGCAGAGCTACTAATTGAAGATATTGCTTGTGGAAAGCTGGACTACTACAAGCGATACATCTCTGAATATAATACAGATCAGTTTAGAATTAAGTTTGATGGAAAGGTATTCAGTGGAACTGGAAACATTCTTGTTGATAAGATTTTGTCAAAGTATGCCCAGTCTATAACTAAGCTTGGGGTGTTATAATGCCTTGTGGAGAAAAGACAGACTTTATGTTTCCACTGGAGGCAGATGTTTATTATCCAATCGTTGAGCAATCTGCTGGATACGGTATCATAAAAAAGACCTGGGTTCTGGATAGAACAATCGGATGTAATTTTAGCCTTGCAGGATCAGCATCTAAAGAAGAAGTTAAGCCAAATGTAAACATTACACAGGAAACTGCCCTTATTGGTAGGATTCGTGAAGACATTAGGTTCTCTGATAGGGAAGCAGGGCATTCAATTACAAATGTTATTATTACAAATATTCGTGATAAGAACTGCAACCCAATCTACCTAGAAACGTCTGGTCCACGTGCAGGCAAGTCAACTATTTTTGAGATTGCATCTAATGCACCATTTGTTGGCCCATTTGGAAATGTAGAGTTTTTCAATGTTTTAATCAAGAGATCGGAAAACCAGGCAGGCGATCTATGATCATTACTGATGCTTCTAGGCTAAGTAAAGACTTAAACCAGATTATAAACTACTCTATCGGATTTCTAAATGGAGTACAGGCTGGTAAAACTAAGTTTTTAAACAATGTTGGTCTTGGCGTAATTGAAATGCTAAAGCAATATATTGATTCCTCAGCACGTGTAAATCCAGCAATGCTACAGCATATGTATGAGTGGGGTCAATCTGGAAGTCCAGATGCTAGACTTTTTGATCTAGACTACTTTGTAAATGGTGGTGGGCTATCTGTTGGAGCATCTTTTACGCAATCTAGATCCATCAAAGATGGTTCAAATGTTCCATTTTATGATAAAGCTAGAATCATGGAGCAGGGTATTCCAGTTGTTATAAAACCAAGACAAGCACAGGCATTAGCCTTTGATGTTAACGGTGAGACTGTATTTACTAAAAAAGAGGTTTCAGTAGAAAACCCTGGTGGCTCCGAAGCAAAAGGTGGATTTGAAGAAGTGTTTAATCAGTTCTTTAATAGATTCTTTACTCAGGCATTCCTGGATGCCAGCGGAATTAAGAAATACCTAAATGATCCACAGGCATTTGCTAATAACTTTGATAAGGCAGTTTCTGGTGGCAGAGCATTAGGCTTAAGAGTAGGGTATAATTGGATTAGTAATGCGGAGGTGAAGTTGTAATGGCAGAGAGTGCTTTGAATACGCCCATGCTGTGGATTAATTCATATCTACAGTCTAAGCTTGGATCAATTGCTGGAATTGGCGTTCCTGTTTTTCCAACTAAGCCATCCACTATTGATGAGCTTACTCAGTCTTTTGTCGTTACTGCTGAAAACCTACAGGTGCCAACTGCTGGCGTGATGGCAGTATGGGATAGAATGTTTAGGATGAGGCGTGGTCCATTCCCACATATTAAGACAGAGCAAGCATTGTATTATTTTTATGCCGTGGAGGCAGAGGCTGCCCAGGCAATGATTCAGATTCAAGAGTTAGTCTATAGGCTAATTGATCGTGGAGACGAGTCTGCAGAAGAGCTAAATCGCTGGGCAGAGGGTAGGTCCATTAATCTTGGAGCACAGACTGTTACTAATAAGTTTTACTTTCATGACTTCAAAGTCTATCAGCTTGAAGAGGTTAGGGATATTGTAGACTTTGGAACAGCACGTACCTATGCTGGTAATAAGATTATTATTGACTATACCTATCACCAAATGCCTGAATTAACTAATAATGACATGACCTTATAAATAGGTGCTATAATTGCTTTGAGGAAACACGCCCACTTATTCCATATAGAAAAAAGAGGTGAAAATTATGGCATATCAAAGAGGTTCAAGCAATCAGATTATCGTTGGTGCAGCTGCTCTATTTACTTATGAAGGTGGACAG